AGCAGGGCGTCAGGAAGCCAAGCACGAGCTGGTCAAGCTGCACAAAGACCTTGAACACCACGAGAAGACTTTGCGCCGTTTGGAAGAGGACATTGTCCGCATTGACAAACAGTTCAAGGTTGAGGCAAACTCTTTGTCCACACGCGGTCAGGCCAAGAGCAAAGCAGACTTTGCCAAGCATGACGCTGAACGTTCAAATGCTCTGGTGAGTGTGACCCGATTTAAGGAAGAAATTTACAAGATCGAGCACGAGATCGTTCTGCAAGAGGCGAAAGCAAATGGCACTTCAGGCACAGCAAATCGTCGCCCTAGCGACGCAAATAGCTAAGGTTCCCGGCTACACGGCTCAAGCAGGGCAGTTACTCAACCTGATACTGGCGGAGCTCGCCCAGACCTACGACCTTGAGGTGGCGCGTAAAAGCGCCACCGTCAATTTAAACACGACCACTGGTTCCGGCCCGTACCAGCTCCCTTCAGATTATCTGCGCATGGCGATTGACGAGGTGTTTTATCTTGTCGATGGCGTCCCGTATGTCATGGTCAACATTGACTTGTCCGAGTACGACGCCCTTGTGCAGCAGGCCGGCATTTCCAATTACCCCGCCCAGTTTGCCACCGATGTGTCGGGCGGCCTTGGGAACATGCTCATGTATGTATGGCCTCCGTCGGGCGGCGCCTACAACACAACTATCCGTTATTATTCGCAGCCCGCAGACATCACCACGCCGGAGACATCCACGACTATCCCGTGGTTTCCGAACCAGACTTATCTGACCACACGCCTTGCGGGCGAACTCATGAAGATTGCAGGGGACAGCCGCCAACAGGCGTTCTTGGGCAATGGCCCAGACGGGGCGCAGGGCATCCTGCATCGGTTCCTTGAGTTGCAGAAAGACGATGATGGCCGAGCCAAAACAGTTCATCTTGACCGCCGTCGTTTTGGCTCTCGGTTTGATCGCCAGCCTAATACCAAGACCTTAGGGTGGTGATAGATGACCACAATAAATTCTGACGTTGTTCGCTTTTCGCCTTCCGGTTTGTGTGACAGTCTCGATGAGACGAACACGAACCCCGGGGGCATGGCCGTACTTCAGAACCTTATCCCCGACCCCACAACGAAGAACCTGTGGGGCTGCCGTCCTGCCGCAACCCCTCTGACCGCTGGCGGTATCCTTCCCGCAGACTTCAGCCCAGATTTTAACGTAGATTTCAACTCGCTTTCGGGCGGTGCTGGGCCGATTGTCATTATCAAAGCCGTTGGAAATTTGCTTTACGGGATGCGCACCAGCATCACCTATCCCGGGTATGATGAGCCGTTTGTTTATAATCTTGTGACAAACTCGTTTGTTCTTGTGAATAACATCACCGCCACAAACTTGCCGGCGACACAGAACACAACAGGCGATTGGACGCCGCCGACCATTGACACAGTCGGCGTCAACGTGATTGTAACCCATTCCGGCTTTGCGGGGACGGGGAACTATATCGGATGGTTCAATATTTCAAACCCCAGCAACCTTATATGGAATGCGGGCAACCTTGCGTCCCCCGGTGCCGTGCAATCCCTTGGAACAATTACAGGCGGCTCAGGATACACCAACGGCACTTATAGCCCTGTAACTTTCACTTGCTCGTCCGCGCTTACGCTGGGCACGCTGGTTGGCGGTTCAGGCTATGTGAGCAACACCTACTATAATGTTCCGCTCACAGGTGGCTCCGGCACAGGGGCGTTGGCGACAATTCAAGTCACCGGCGGCATCGTCGTGTCTTGCACGCTTACATCTGGCGGCACCGGCTACACAGTGGGCAACACCTTATCCGCATCCAATGCAAATCTGGGCGGATCAGGTTCGGGCTTTTCCATTAAAGTGGCAACGATTTCCGCTGGCACAGGAATGACCGGAATTGTCACCGTGGCTTTGGGCGCGGTTTCGTCCATCGTTATTTTGAACAATGGCGCTGGCTACAACACCACGGACGTGGTGACAACCGCCGCCGCCAATATCGGTAACACAGGCTCAGGCTTCAGTGCGTCAATAGCACTGACCTATTATGGGCTCATCACATTTACGACCCCGCCCTCGTGGGTGGCCCAGTTTGCGCAGCGTGCGTATTTCGGGATCAACCCGACTGTCGGCCAGCCATCTGTTGTGTTCACGGACGTGCTGTTTTTGAATTGCAGCAACGCCAACCAAGCCCTGACCTTCGGCGACAGCCTCAAGTTGACCGCTGCACACGGTCTGCCGCTGAACAACCAGCTTGGCGGCGTCATCCAATCATTGCTCGTGTTCAAAAGCACAAACAACATCTACCAGATCACTGGGGACTATATTGGTTCAACTCTGTCGGTCAACACGCTCAACGCCGCCACGGGGACACTGTCTCCGTGGTCAATCGTGGATACGCCGCGCGGGGTGGCCTTCCTTGCCCCCGACGGGTATCGTGTGGTGGATTTCTTCGCCCGCATCTCCGATCCTATAGGCGTGGCCGGCGAAGGCGTCGTGTTCCCGTTCCTCAACAACCTGTATCCTTCCCGCGTGGCCGCCGCATGTAACGCCAACGTCATGCGCGTGAACGTGCAGCCCTCCGATGTGAACGGCACCCCCTACCAAGAATACTGGTATGACATTTCCCGCAACGTTTGGTCTGGCCCACATACTTTCCCCGCGCAAACGTTGGCGGCCTACAATAACGCGTTTGTGATTGTTCCTCGCGCTGCTCCGTCGCAGCTTTTTATGAGTGCGGTTGTGCCTAACCCAACATCAAGCTCGGTTGAAAACGGCACTCAGATGCAGTTTGTTTTTCAGACAACCATGATGGCCGACCCCGGCGCATTTGCCATGATGAACTTGGCCGACCTCACGGTGAACATGGCGCTGGTGGCGGGGCAGGCGCAGATCAATATTGCGGCTATAGACCAAGACGGATCGGTATATAACTCTGTCTCGTATCAGGTGGCGGGCGTGACTTCCAAATGGGGGTCAATGACTTGGGGTTCTCCTACGGTATGGCGCGGGGCTTCCAATTCTCTACGTCCTCGCCGTGCGGCGTTTACTGCCCCTATCGTTTATCGGCGACTTGCGGTATATGTATCTGGCCCTTGTGCACAAGGGTTCCAGATCGGTGACATTTTTCTGAGGCGGCAAATCCTCGACTACCCACAGGCGACACTATGAAAAAATGGCTTGCACTCCTTTTTGCGGTTCTGGTTACGCCTGCACAGGCGCAGATATTCGCGTCTTACCCTTACATTTTTCAGAACGGCACTATTGCTGACGCCACGCAGGTGAACGCGAACTTTAACGCGATTGCGTCCGCACTGAATGCGGGGGCCGCACACAACGGCACCAATTCGGACATCACCTATTTAACCGCCTTGGTTGGTTTCTCAGCTTATTCCGGTACGCTTTCTGGCGCGCTTTCAGTTGGAGGGACACTCACGGCTGCGGGGCTTTCCAGTTTTACCGGCGTTTCTTCTTTTGCTTCGGACATCCTTATGTCGGGCACGGGTGAAATCGACATTCCATCGGGCACAACCGCGCAGCGCAGCGCGTCCCCAAATTCCGGCATGATCCGTTATAACACCACGATAGGGCAGTATGAAGGCTATAGCGGGGCAGTAAACAGTTGGGTGGGGCTACAAAACGGCGGTGCCGGTTTTCGCAACCGTATCATCAACGGCGATTTCCGCATTGACCAGCGCAATAACGGTTCCGCGCAGTCTATAACTGCAAATAATTCTGTGTATACAGTAGACCGGTGGGTTGTTAATCCAGGTGGTTCAGGGGCTACCGCGCAGCGTGTTGCAGGCACAGTGTCGCAGTATGCGTTACAAATTACGGGCGCTGGGGGCAACACGGGCATCAATGTGGTGCAACGGCTGGAGAGCACAAACACTTATGATTTGGCAGGGGCGTCAGCAACACTGTCCGCTTATTTGGCGGACAGCACCTTGACCAGCATAACATGGTCGGTAAATTATGCTGGAGCTACGGACAATTTTAATGTGGCGGGTACGACTTTTGCTACGGGAACCTGTGCGGTGTCGAGCACTCCTCAACTTTGCACCGCCACGTTTGCAGTCCCCTCAGCAGCAACAACAGGAATAGCGGTGTCTTTTTACGCGGTCGGGCAGACTTCGGGCACGTTCACGCTTCAAAATGTGCAGCTTGAGCCCGAAGCCACTTTAACTCCATTTGAGCGTTTGCCTATTCAAACTGCTCTTTCCTCGTGCCAACGGTATTACTATGTTTCGCCTGTAGGTAATACTATTGCCAATGGGGTATACGCAGCATTTTCGTTCAAATCAACCATGCGGGTTGCCCCATCAATAACGTTTCAAGGTTTAAGCGGCGGGAGTGTAACAGGGTTGACTATAACAACCGATAGTTTCTTTTTTCAGTATAGTGCTGTGTCCGGTTTTGGGTACACCGCCAACGCAGAACTTTAACCGCCCTATACAGGGCATAATGTGGAGGGTATAATGAAAAAGCCAATGCCAAAAGGTAAAGCTGGTAAGGCCAGCATGAAGGACGGCATGAAAAACCGCAGCCCTTCAAGCACAGATAAATCGGAAATGATGCCAAAGAAAGGTAAAAAGAAATGAGCAAGGACAAAATGAAAAGCCCCGGCAAAGCCGGTAAAGCCAGCATGATGGGCGGCCTTAAAAAGAGTGAGCCTTCCAGCAGCGACAAATCCACCCAGCTCAAGATGGGCCCGTCGGTGGACAGCAACGCGGTGCGCTCTGGCACAGCAGAAACGCCGGCGACCCTTGGCCCCCGCACAGCCTAAGATCACATATCAATGGGAGCGTTTCGCGGCGGTTGTCCATGAAGCGCTCCCGCTTCTTAAAAAGAACTGGGAAGAGACCGGAGATGGCGGGGAGTTTGACCCCAACTTCGATCAGTATTTTGCAATGGATCGTGCCGGGGCAATCCGCATATTCACCGCAAGACGGAACGGTTTTCTGATAGGGTACTTGTCCCTGTTTGTTGTGCCTGAGCTGCACTGCAAACGAAACGTCACCGCGATCAGCGACATCTTTTGGGTTGACCCTTTGGAGCGGGAAGGGTGGACAGGGTATAACCTGTTCAAAAGATGCGAGGAAGGGCTTATAAACATGGGCGTGACCCGCATTGATCTGATGCCGAAACTTGATTTTAAGAACGATAACGGGCATAGTGTTGCCAGCATCATGAAGCGGTTGGGATACACGCCGCACGAAATTCGGTACATCAAGAAGATAGGAACCTGATATGTCCAGCGATAGCGCCCCTGCCGTTTATCAGTACAGCTCCTCCCCTCAGGCTGATGCCGGGGCGATGGCCGCAATCGGTGGTATTCCCGCTGCGTCGGCGGCCACAGGTTACAATCCCGCCAGCACTGTTGCGCAAGGGCAAAGCATCATCAACGCTGAAGCTGGACTGCCGCAGTATGCACAGATGGCTTTGCAGCAGGGGTTTGACCCGCAGGGTGCGCTGTACGCGCAGATGCAAAACCAGAACCAGCAGCAAGCGATGGCCGCAGAGGCCGCGCAGGGCGTAGCCAGCACGCCTTATGCCGCAGGGCTTACCAATCAGGCCAATCAGAATTTTAATTTGAACTGGGAAAATCAGGCTTTGCAACGGCAGCAACTGGGCTCGCAGACAGCCAACAGTCTCCTT